TTTTTTGTTGTGATTAAGAAAAAAGATGTATCTTTGCTCTTGGATGAGGATACGTCCTCGACCCTCCTTATGAGTGAGTATTAGCTATAATATTCACTCATATTGTATTTCAAAGCCTTCCTTTAATATTTCTTCTCTTGTATATTTTATATGTTGATTGTTTATAATAAGATGTAATGTCTTAGCATTATCTGTTCTCTCTACTCTACATTTTATTTTGTTAGCCAATCCTTTTTTATCTTTTATTTTTAATTGTAGTACGACATTATCGGCTTGATGATAACCACTTCTTAGTAATCTTTCAACAGAAGACAATGTATTGGTTTTTGATACTTTGTATTCTTGAAAAATTCCTAATGTCTTGTTGTAACTATCAGGAGTTTTTTGGTTAGGTTTTATTCCAATAAGGTCAATGGAATAACCGTATTCATTAGCTAACTTAGTGGCAATGTCTATATTCTCTTGCCTTTCGTGTTTTTGCTGTTTGTTACTTATACGTACTTTGCCTTTGTCTGTTGGAATGGTTTCAAATTGTTCAGGTTGTAGCTGGTCTATTTTTTTTCTTATTAGCTTATTTTCTGCACTTTTGTAATATGGGTGTTTGTTAGGAAAGATTTTGAGTTCTTTGCCTGGGTTGAAACGGAACATTTTTTGTTTAGGCTTAGCTGTTGCAGCCTCACCTTTAGCGATAGAGTCTTTGCTGTTGCTTACAGGATATTTGTCTTTAAGCACCTGCACTGTTGTGCATCTGCAGTTCCAGTCTAAAGGTGGCAGATAAGAGTCCCAGAAAGGATCGTTGACAGGAAGCGTAGTACCGTCTAAGGCTTGATGTTCCTCTCTTACCTTGTCATCACCAGCGGTGCGGTACTGCAAATCGTAGTGGTCAGCGTCTTGTTGAAAGTCATTCCATTTGACAGCCATTTGTGTACTTTGTACGGCATAATTATACTCTGCCTGAAGGTAACTTCGGTTATATGTATTATCAATACTCAAGACATCTTCTTTGAATTTCTCAAAAGACTTGAAGCCTCCATCCTCTCCTTTTAAGAGTAGTGATACTTCTTTAAGTTCATTGTAAGTCTTAAAGCCTGAAAAAATAAACACATTCTGTTCTAATGAAGAGGTTAATTGCTCAGGCACTTCATGTATCAATCCTCTGTCAAGAGCTTTGTGAAAGACACGATATGTCTCATCAAGCAAATCTCTAACAGCTGGGTCTGTCAGCATAGAGGCTGTGAAATCTTTCTTATCGTATATTGTTGCAACTGCTTTGTCAAACAGAGAGTGATCAAAAGACAACTCGCCATCAGAAGAAAGCACTGCAGTATTGTTTTTCTCATACAAAAGATTGAGAGCAGAGTGAAGCCCCGCAAAATATTCGGGGCTTAAGCGAAAAAATCTTCGCTTTGTTTCTTACCTATTATTGGTATGTTGTATTTATCAATAAAGTATTCTGGCTTTATCTCATAACCTGCATTGATTAACATCTGTTCAATGCTTTGCATCTCTTCTGGAGTGTAATCAACAGCATCATCCCAATCAAAGCGAAAGTTTTGAACAGGGAAACCATGTGTAATCATTAGAGGAATGAGCTTGTCATTGATAACATCTCGCAAGAAGTCTGCATCTTTCTCTATCACGTTTTGAAACACTTCCAAATGCACCTGACTTTGTGAAAGCGAAGAGCCTGAGTCAATAGTCATTGTTTGATTAAGTATACCTTTGCTTATCTCTGAATTAGCTCTATCTATACGTTTGTCATATACGTTAAAAGCATCACCACGAGAAGTCTCTAAAAACTCCACCTCTGTGCCTTCAGGGAATAATCCCCAAGACATTGCTCCCATATCAGATAACATTTTCTCCACTCTTTGCTGCTCTGCCACATCTTGAGATGCAGTCTTAGCAACTCTGACTGGAGCTCCAAATATCTCACCAAAGCCGTCCCAAAATGACAACATGTGCCTTTTGCTGATTGTTTGAGGAGCACATTTGAGCAATAGCCCTAAGTCATAAGGTTTTCCAGCTTCAATGCACCACATAGAGAGGTCTCCATCACGATAATTGATGCCCTGTGAAGGCTCATCATTTACATCTTTGAGTATGACACCATACTCTGGCATAACGTGTTTACGTGGCACTAATGTGGCAGATGAAAATTTATTATCAATCTTGTCCCCAAGTTCAATAAGAGAATGTCCCCAATAACGAGAGTCAAGAACTAACTGCATAAAATCTTTGAACCATTCTGCCTCAAATAATTCAGAAGTATTGCGATTTTCTTTGCCGTCTTTGCCAATGAGACGAAATGATTTCTTTAATACCATGTTTTTGCGTTGTTCCACAGCTCCACTAAGGTGGAGATCTATCATTGAGTCGGTATAAATATTATACAGCTCTGCTCTGCGAGGATGCTCAATATCTATTGCTCTCTGCCAAGCCATACGCCATGCAGCAACATCTTTTTTGGTTAAATAATCTGTTCTCAAAGCCAAAGAAAGCATGGTCTTTCTCACATCCTCTCTACTTAAATTGCCTTTAGCAAGCAGAGCTTCTAATTGGCTATTGTTATTTTTGCGTGCGAATAATTGCTTCAAATTCATAGCTTAATATTCATTATTGTTTTTTTGCCAAGAGCCAAATTTTATTGGAGATACATCCTCTCCTTTGTCATTCTGAAGTGAAGGCAAATCAGGACAAGCCTTTGATGCCTGTACACTCTCTAACCATTGAATAGCTCTTTTATATCTAATCTCTCTTATTTCAAAACCTATTCGTTTAGGTAACCAAGCTATGAGATGATATAAAGCAACATCACAGCATGTCATCACAAGCAGACTATTGCGAGCAGAGTCTGTTTGACTAAAAGCCTTTGCAACATCATAACGACCACGCAAATAAGAACTAATTTCTTCTATTGAGTAAAGCTCTGCACGGTCAAGATTAGCTTCATCTGCTTGATCTATTACTGCAAGTGTAGCATTATCGCACACTGCTTTAAAATCTTCTTTTGTCAAAAACTTCATTATATTGTTGTATATATGGCAATTCGTTCAAGATCGGCTATGCCTACACCTTTGCGGAATTTGCGTGTTGCGACTAAAAATTTAAGGTCTTGCTTTGTGAAAAGTTGAATTTTGCGACCAACAGCCATTACAAAATATCTTTTATTTGTTAGAGCATGAAGCTCATTAGCTTGCTTGATTGCTTGTTTTACCTTATGTTGGTAAATGATATTTCTAATTATGTTTACCATATTATATTAGATTTTCGTTGTCCTATTATTGCAGGAAATCTCTCTAAACGAGATATTTTTTGTAACTTAAATATTGCTCCTTCATCAGCATCAGGAGCATCATCATGAGAGTGCATTCCTTTTTCAAATGCAAGTGTTTGTTCAAGTCCTGTTAGAGTGTCAGGATCTTTCTGCATCTCTATATTATAAAACACGAAGCCTCTTTCCCACAGTGGAGAGATGGCTTCTATTCGTTGAAATTTATCAGGTTTTTTCCTTTTGTCTCCATGTATTGGTAGTTGGTAGCCTCTAATATTACCTTCCGTAGTAAACTCATCAAGAATTGTGTCTTGAAGAAAGTTGGCTTCTATGTAATAGCTGCATACTGCTCCCTCTTTTGTTATTCTCTCGTGTAAGTCATAAAACCAACGTATCATCTCGCTAACTGAACATTGACGTACAAATGCAAACAGTTGATGCAAGTCTGTTCCTGTTTTTCCCCAGACTTTAATTGCCTTATAATCGTTTTTTGAAGAACCTTTAAACGATGGGTCACAATAAGCCACTATCTCATCATACTTTCTCAGAGGTAATATCTTTTTCCAACGTATCCAGTCATGGCGAAATACAGCACCTTCTGTGATTGGGTTATTCATCATCTCTTTTTGGAAAGAGCGATACCCCATAAAAGCCTCCATGTCTTGCACTTCTTTTTTTGTCCATTTCTCAGACCAACTCACATTGCCAGCTCCATCGTAGACGTTGACTTTGGATAAATATATTCCCTCTGTTTGTGAAAGATTATATAGTACACTGTTGCGAGAGATTAGATTACCGACCATTATAAATCTGCCTCTACCACCGTCCAAAGTTCCGAATAAAGCTTCTTTAACCCAATTGGTTAAGTTACGAATACGACTGTCATTGAGGCATAATTCATCATCATCTAAGTCATCAATGACTATGTAATCAGGACGATTGTTGCGATAGCGTAATCCACGAGGACTCTGCCCTCTACCACGAGCAAAGAAAGCACAACCATCTTTTGTTACAAATTCTCCATCAGTCCAATACCCGATAGCATACTGTTCACCAAAATCAGATATATATCTTTGATTATACTGAAGTTCTGCTTGGATGTCAGCCAGAAGTGTGTTAGCATTATCTTGACTTTTACCAACAAGAACCATGACATTTAGCTCCCTATGTTTCTGTGCTTTGAGCCACATAGGTATAAAGACATCCATGTGTGTGCTTTTTGCATGTCCTCTTGCCCACTGGAATACAGCTTTGAGGTTAGGCGATGATATAATTTTTTTTGCTGCCTTGATATGAAAAGGTGCTGATGAAATCTTTATCCCTGTTTGATTATTTGTGCAATAATGAGGGAAATAATAATCAACAAAGTCAGAATAATTACTTAGCAAATGATTTATTCGTTTTTGTTTGATTTCGGGACTCTCTATACGATGTATGATAGTCTGAGATTGAACTGTCTCACACCATTCTTTCCACTCTGTATAATTCTTAGGTTGTGGCATACTATTTACCTTTTGCTCCAATAACCTCTGAAATATACAAATCTTGGTAGTGATTGATTGCTTTCAGTAGTTCAGGTGTTAGCTCAGAATCATAGGAAGCACGATATTGCAACCACTTTCCAAAAGCCATAAACACCTCAATAGCATCTACAACGCTTGCTTTCTTATCTAACTTCTCTATTGTTGCAGATAATTTGCTCAGTTTATCACCTAAACCAGCGATGAGTGTAGGATCATCACTATCATTGACACTCTCTATTAGCTTGTCAATTGTCAGGAGCAATTTATTTACAAGTTCGCTACGAGTAATATTGCTCGCTGCCCTTTTTTCTGTCCATTTGCCATCATTGACCCATTTATTCAAAGTCTGTTTAGAAACTTTTACTATCTCTGATATTTCTTTTTGAGTTTTACCTTGCAAAAAATATAGTCTTGCAAGTTCCTTTGTCCTTTCGTCTATCTTCGCCATTTCTTACTATTTTGTGCAAAAATACTTCCAATGAGTTTTGTAGCATAATGTTCGTTCATAGGTTGGACTATTGCGTTCAGGGGTTGGACTATTCCTTTGTCATACATTACTTTGAGTGTACTTTTGCCAAAAATTAGACGGAAGAATGGCAAAAGAAAAAGAAGTAATAATTAGCAATTCATCTCTTAATTCTTATGG